ATTTGTTCTAAAATAGAATGATACAACATGACAAAAAACAGTCTTCCTTTAGATTTTAAATTATTTGAAAAAATAATAATTTATAACTGTCTAATAGATCCAACATATTTAGAAAGTATAATAGATTATGCCAAACCTTCTTATTTTTCAGATAAGAACACTAGAATAGTCTACGAATGCTTACACCAATTTTATTCAGTTTATAATAAAATTCCAAATATTACTGAATTTAAAACACATTTAATAGAACCGGAAAAAAGAGAAGCTTTAAAGTCAGTAGCTTTGACATTTTCCCAAATCGATAAAACATATGACAAAGAAATTCTTTTAAAAAATACAGAAAGATTTTTAAAAGAAAAGGCAGTTTTAAATACTGTTATTAGAACTAGTGTAGATGTTCAATCTGGTAATATAAATGCTTCTAAAATATTGGAAGATTTTGAAATTGCATGTCAAATTTCTTTAACAGAAAATTTGGGATTTGATTATTTTGAAAAAATTGATGAACACTGTAAAGAACTTTTAAAAGTATCTAAAACAATATCTACCGGATGGAATTGGTTAGATAGCAAAATAGGGGGTGGATTTTTATCTGATGGAAGAGCATTATATATCTTCTATGGAGTTACTAACGTAGGAAAATCTATATTTTTAGGTAACATTGCTTCTAATATAATGAAGCAAGGAAAAACTGTTGTTTTAATTTCCTTGGAAATGTCAGAACAAGTATATGCAAAAAGAATGAGTTCCCATCTTTCACAAATATGTATGGATGAACTTCCACAAAACATCGAACCTTTGAAAAAAGAATTGAATGGATATAAGTTAAAGCATAAAGACGCAAAACTTATAATAAAAGAATTTCCGCCTCAAACTGTTACCACTACTCAATTAAAAGTTTATTTGGAAAGATTGGTAAAAAAAGGAATAAAACCCGATGCAATTGTTATAGATTATTTAAATTTGATAGCACCTTCAGAAAAAGGTAAGGGTATGTATGAAGCTCTAAAAGCTATTACAGAACAAATTAGAGCATTTTCTTATCATTTTGAATGTCCTGTTATAAGTGCAACACAGACAAACAGAAAAGCATATGGAGAAGCTAATCCGGGTCTTGACACAATGAGTGAATCTATGGGATTGGCTCATACTGCGGATGCACAATTTTCTATCTGGTCTGAAGAAGGAGATGTAGAACTTGGACAAATTCATCTGGGGATAACAAAAAACAGATTCGGACCTAGAGAATGTAAAACTACATTAGAAATTGATTATCCTACTTTGACTCTTAAAGATCCAGATTCATCTATGGCTACATTTAAAAGCACGAATAATATTATTCCCGGCTCTCTAAATGCAATAAACAGTATATCCGAAACTTTAAATAATATAGAAAAATTTGATAATTCGGATTGAAATTTAAAATATTTCAATAAATAATCAAATATGTCAACTTGTCATCACATCTTCACCCACAACGACTTAGATGGTGCGGGTAGTGTTTTGGTTTACATGTGGAATAAACCAAAGGAAGATTCTTTTCAGTATACACCAATTTCAAATTTAGAAATATCAAAATTAAAAAAAGAAATATCAAATACACATAATCCATCTAATATTTCTATTTTAGATTTAAGTTTGAGAGAAGAATTTTTACCAGAATTAGATAAAAAATACATTACTATAATAGATCATCACAAATCTTCTGAAGAATTTATAGAAAAATTTAAAAATTCTAAAATTATATATAAAGAATATACATCGAATACGCTTTTGATGTATAAAATATATACACAAACCAATAATTTAAAATTAACCGAAGCACAAAAAATACTAGTAGCACTTATAAATGATTTTGATTGTTATAAGTTAGAAAGACCAGAATCTTATGATTTAAATGTTTTATTTTGGAGTGAATATCAGAATAGATTTTCAGATTTTATAAAAGATTATTATGAAGGTTTCAAACCATTTACTGATAAACAAAAAAGAGCAATAAGTTACATTAAAAAAGAAGCAGCAAGAGAAGCTGAAAAAATAAAAATTTATTATGGAAACTTAAATATCGGAAGTAAAATTAAAAATGTTTGTGCATGTATGGTTGATAAAATTGTTCCACAAATAATAGAAGTGTTAGCACAAAAATATAAACCAGATATTTTCTTTTTTATAAATCCTAAAAACGAAAAAATTTCAATTCGACAATATACTCAAACAGACCCAATAGATTGTGGAAAATTTGCCAAAAAAATATGCGAAGGGGGTGGTCATGCAAATGCCGCAGCAGGTAAATTAACACCATTATTTATGGAAATTACTAAAAATTTAAAACCGATATGATAATAACATCCACACAACAAATAGAAGAAATAGTGAATCCATCTAATGCATTGGATTTATCTGAATTTGAAAATATAACTTTAAAATTTGGATCTTTTGTTTGCATTTCGAAAAAGAAAAAATTTAATTTTTTGAATTTTTTAAAATTTGTGATAGAAGATAAGAAGACACAAAGTTTATATTTTAAAATATTAGGAGAAGATAACTTGCAAATAGTTCTAAAAGCATATATAAGTTGTACTCCAAATATTTATAAAAAAATTTTTAGATCAAAATTCAACAAAAAGAAAAAAATTGAATAATCTTACACAAAACGAAAAAAATATCTATAATAGTTTCTTAAAACATTTTAGAAACGGATTGCCATATCAAAATAGAAAAGACTTTTCAGATCTTACTCCCACAAATGTAATGTGTTTGAAAAAACTTAGTTATTTTTTCAATAAGTTTCCACATATAAATCAGGATGATTTTTTTGGAGCACCTAGATTTTTACACCCAGACGAAAAATGCCCACCTTTGAATTTTTTCATAACCAGACCTGCAATAAAAACGTATTCATTGGCTTTAAAAAAGAAAGAAGAAGATTCTCCAGATAAGCAAATAGATAAAATAAAAGAAAGTTTTAGGTATATTGGAATGTTTTGTTTAAAAAATAAAATACAATTGGAAAATTATTTAAACCATAAAACCAAAAATATGCCTACTTGGATGCAACATTATAGAGAACATCATATAAGTCCTTATATTTTATTTGAGTTTGAAAATTTTGAAAAATTCAGAAATGTAAACGAGGAAGAAAAAATTATGTGGACTGGAAATCTATTTGACAATATAGATTCATATAAAGTAAGATATCATAACAGTCAGAAAGCTAAACAATTTACTAAAGAGGCTTATAAAAAAATAAAAGATTTTTTAAAAAAAGAGTTGAAAACTCAAATACATTAATGTAATATATTAGAAGAATTATGAAATACAACAACAACCTGTTTGAATCAATCAAAGAAGCACTAAACAAGAAAACCACTAGTGATAATGCAAATTATCGTGATTTTCTAAAATTGGAAACTGATAACACATATGTAGTCAGACTTATTCCTAATTTGGAATCGCCAGAAAGAACTATTTTTCATTATTTTCACCATATTTGGAAAAGTGTTATGACTAACCAATTGGTTTCTGTTCTCTGTCCAAATACATATGGAGAATCTTGTCCTATTGATGAATATCGTTCAAAAATTTATGCTTCAAAAAATGAAGCAGAAATCGAAAAAATAAAACCCATTCGCAGAAATGAAAATTGGCTTTGCAATGTTTATGTTGTCAAAGATCCAACAAATCCAGAAAATCAAGGACAAGTAAAAGTCCTTAGATTTGGAAAGCAACTTTTTAAAATCATTTCCGAAGCTATGAATGGAGATGATGCAGAAGAATTTGGCTCTAAAATTTTCGATCTTTCTGAAAAGGGATGTAGCCTTAAAATTAAGGTAGAGTCTAATGATGGAAAATACCCAACTTATGTAGCTTCCAAATTTATGTCTCCTTCTGCTCTTGAAGGTGTTGAAGATGTAGAAGAAATTTATGGTTCTGTAAAAGAATTGGATTCTATTTTTGAACACAAATCAAAAGAAGAAATTTCCAAGATGTTGAAAGTTCATTTCCTCGGACAAGATGTAGAAGAAGAATCTACAACAAATAAAGAAGTAGAAGAAGAATTTGAATCTATCAAAGTCGAAAATGTAGAAGATTCTTCTAATAAAGAATCTGAAAATGATGATGCAATAAATGATAGTAAAATTGAAGATATTTTAAAAGACCTCTAAAATGCATTCAAAAGAAGAAGCACTAGAAGCAGCAATGCTTGCAAGAATGGTAGGAACCCATCTTACAGGTATAGATAAGATGACCACAGAAAGGTCTAGTAATCCTGCAAATAAAATTTCTATGGAAAGATTTGTTGCCCCTTTAGTTGGGGGTCAAGCAAATACTAGAAAATTTGAAGAAAATGCTCCTCTCGAAGTCGTTAAAGCATATGAAGGTTTAAATGAATTGGCATTAAGAAGTGTTCCCGATGTATATAACAATACGACAACAGAACAGCCAAATGTAAATTTGGAAAACACTGTTCAAGGTCCACAAGTACATCAAATACCAAAACAAAACTCGGAAATAAAACAAAACACAAAACAAAATTTAGAGTATTCACTTACAAGAAGTGATATAGATAGTATTAGAAATTCTCTAAAAAACATAGACAAAACACTGTCTAATATGTTAGTATTTTTAACCAATAAACAAGTTAAAAATAAATGAACAATACTATACCAATTCCCAAAAATTATTTGGAAAGAATTTTAAAACCTATTAATAGGCTTACTGAAAGCTGTGTGTTAAAAACAACAGAAGACGGTTTATATAGTGTATGTTCTTCTACGGAAAATACAGTATATCTATATGCCAAAGTTAATTTTCCATTCAAACCGGAAAAAAATCAAAGACTAAACTTGATAAGCATTAAAAGATTTTTAGTTGGGCTTGATTGTTTAGGCGAAGAAAATGAATTTTCTATAGAACTTAATGAAAACAATTTAAAATGTTCCAATAATCTTTCAAATGGCGATAAAACACACTTTAAATATCATTTGGTAGACGATAGTGTTATTAGAGAATGTCCATTTAATGTTTCTAGAATATCAAGTTTGAATTTTGATACCGAATTTACTATAAAAACAGAAAAATTAAAACAAATAATGTCCGGTTATACATTTGCTTCCGATTCTTCTAAAATATATTTTTATACTAAAGATGGATTTGTTTATTGTGAAATGAACGATAAAACCATACAAAACATAGATAGTATAACAATGAAAGTTTCTGAAGAATTTTCTGGAAAACCTTTAGATGGAGAAATTATAATAAGCACAGAAGTTTTTAAAAATTTAGCTTCTTCCAGAAGCGATGTTAGAGTAAGAATAAATAATGAATTTAAAATCTTCATCTTTCAAAATAAAGATGACAATGATGTAGAATTAAAATATATTGTACCAGCACTTGTAAAATAAAATAAAAATATAAATAATATTATGTCCAAAAATAAAGTAACAACATGCAGCTACTTCATAAAACGTCTTCGTGACAGTGGATATGTAGTAGATAAACTATTCAGTGATTATTCAATAGCAGATCCTCGTAGTTGGACTGTTATAGTAGATCCCAATGTATCTTCTATATTGATTACATGTTATAACAACCACAATGAACTTGGAGAAGAATATTTTGAAATGTATGATGGAGGACAATATATTCCAGAAAATTTCAAAATAAAAACAAGCTCCATTGAGGTTATTGTTGAATATTTGGTCAAATTTAATATTAATAACAAAGCCTCTACCTATGCAGGAGCCTGAAAAAAGAAATAAAAGAAAAAAATATAACACAAATATTCCATCTCTATCTTCCTCATCTCATTTACAAAAAGTAAATGAGGAAAAAAGTTTAGAAGAAATAAGAGATGTTGTATTTTCTTCTATAAATAATGTTGAACTCCAAAAATCTTTAGATACTTGGTTAAAGAGAAATCTTAATAATGATAAAATTATACTAAGAGATTTAAACATTTTAAAAACTTTAATTTCCGAATATTTGGATGCTTTTATAACCTTTGGATATAATCTCCAAGGGGAAAGAGTAATAATACAACAATTTAAAAATCCAAAAGACCGAGATGCTATTATGGAATTTTTTAAAACCGTTTTCATAAAACAGCAACACGATAATTTTTTAGATTTGGAAGGTGAAGAAGATGTCTGATTTTATTGATACAAGTAAATTTCCAAAATTTGGAGCACAATCTGGATTTATAGATTGGTTAAATGAAATTTCAAAATCAGCTAATATAGAAGATTTTGATCCTGTATTAAAACCAAAAAAAACTCCAGATGGTTATGTAAATGATGACGGAACTTCTTATACTGAATTTGATTACACACAAACTATACCCGATTTTTCTATTTTGAGTGCAGTAGGAGATCCCAGATTTTCTCTAGGTCATATGGTGTCTTCCGCTCTTGATGAATTTTTACCTAGAATAAACTTATATACAGAAGTTGCACAAGCAGGTGGTTGTCAAATTATAGATGAGTATATATGTAATGAAGATGGTGTACCTATTAAAAAAGCAGTTTCCAACTGTCCAGAAAATGTAAGATTAATAGAACCAGTACAACCACAAGAAGTAATCAATTTTGTTACTAATAAATATAACGAAAAAATAAATGAAGATATTTTAGCATTTACTGATAACCTTAAAAAAGAATATATAGATAATGGTTATGTAGTTAGACTTATAACTATAAAAGGAATGGATTACAATTTTTTTGCTGAAGCTAAAAAAGGAAAAGAAACAAAATATTTAAAATATTATAGTACAGATAAAGAAGAAATTTCTAGAGTTTTAAATATTCCTATAACGGTAATAGATCCATTTCAAACCATTGGCGGTACTCTTGGAGTAGCAGGAAGTCTTTCTGCAATAAATCCAGTTTTAAATTTAGATATGATAGCTGCCTTATCGGTTCCTATTGAAGTTTATAATAGAAACATTTGATTAAGGACATAAAGCAGATGCAGGTGATGATGTTGTTCCTGTTTCTGGATTGAAAAGTCCAGTTGGTGGAATATATCTTCCAGATATTCCAATAGTTCCGCTAAATTTAGGAGGGGGTATTAAGGTTCCATCTGGAGTTCTAGTAATGGGTACAGAAATATAATTTGTTCCATTAAATGGATCTAATGCAGGTACTCCATAAAATTCATTTCTATTCTTTGTATACAAACCGCCACCACCACAACCACCTCTTTTTGATTTAGGACCGGGTGCGGGAGCATCTCCATTAACAGGTGCAGGTGTTGGAATAGGGCTTCCCGCCATCCTTTCTTGTCCCCAAGCCTTTCTGTTGTTCCAATAACTTGCTTTAGGACTTGTAACACTGTGACTATGATCATGACCTGCAAGGGTGTGATTGTGTGTAAAATTCCAAACACCCCCCAATGCAGGAGGAACACAAACAACAGGAGCAGGACCCCAAGCAGTGAATGCTACTCCCAAAGCAAATCCTGTTGGTATGGGTTCTATAATAGCAGAAGTTTTTATAACATCATAAACTTCCATGACCAAACTAACAAGTCCTGTTATAGAACCAGCATATCCATTCATTAAATATCTAAAAGCCACATCCTTTGCCAAGTTTCCAGCGGCAACTGCTTGTGCAGCACCCAACCAATTAGCCCCTTCTGTTTTAAATTTAGAAGATGCAGATGCACTAGATTCTGTTCTCATACTGGGAACTATCAAGTAAGGCGTAGAAATAGCACCATCTGTGGTTAAATGACCTTTAAAAGCTGCATCACCTCTTACATTAAAAGAACCATGAACCATTGTATGAGTAGATTGAATTGCTAATCCAGTATCTCCGCTTGTGTCGTTTGCATCTAGAATAATATTTTTCCCTTTAATAGTTGTTACATTATCTGATCCTAAAACAGCTTCCCCCTCTGTTGCATTTAAAATAATATCTCCTGCTACAGTATGAAATCTACCTGATGTTTGTATGTTGACTCCTGGACTTCCTGCATTAATCGTAAAATTATTTGCAACTTCATACATCACACTTCCGTGCGTTCTTTGTGGTGGACAGTATATAACTTTAGGAGCACTTCCTTTACTTCTCATTGCTAAATCTGCACCTTTTCCGTTTTCGCCGGGTGTAAAGTAAAAACCAAAAATATGATTTCCTTTTTTCTTATATGCAGGAACAGAATTTTTCTTTAAACCTGTTTTATATAACAAATCAGATTTTTTAACAACAACTTCTGCCCCCCCTGTTCCTAATGCTTTAGATTGTTTATTAATTTCTTCTTCGTTTTGTTTTATTGCTGTTGCAGTTGCTTTATCTGCAGCTTTAATGGCATTTACAGGAGATTCTACCATTCCACCTTTACAAGCAGGACTTCCACATCCTTGATTACCAGTTAGTGATATATTTCTAGTAACACTTAATATAGGAGAAACTAAAGTTCTTGCTAAAAACTGAACTATATCTAAAGGAAAGCAAAAATAAGGAGGTAAATTTCTTCTTATATAATCAAAAAAGCCATCAACTATAGAACTTTTATTATCAACCAAATGTGTTACATTACAAACAGGGCATGTTACCATATTTCCTTTTGTATCTAAAGCTTTTAATCTTTCTTCTTGTATCTTGGCTGCTATTTTTTGTTGGTTTTCTGCTGCTTCTAATTCTTTTTTTGTTTGCGTTCCATCTTGTACTTGCTTTGTATCTTTGTTTATTATTCTTCTTTTACCTGCAACTACTTTTTGTTCATCTCCTTTTACACTAACATTCATATGTCTAGGAGTTGTTAAAGTGAGATTATCTCCTGCTTGTAATAATACAGAACCTCCTGCAGACATTCTTAATTTAGATTGGGCTTTTTCGTTATTGGAAAGCTCTATATATGATTCGTCTCTTACTACTCTAGATCTTCCGGTTATAAATCTATATATATTGAAAAATAAACCACCTGCTTTAGTAGATTGTCCATGAGTTTCTTTCTCTGTTGTATTATTTAAAATTGGATTTGTGTTACTCTTACTCATTATATTTTATTTATTTTATTATGTTGTAGGCTCAATAGCAGATGCGAAATAAACTGGTTTTTGTATATCTCCTCCATAAAAAAACACCCAAACTTTTGCACCAGCATTTGGAACTGATAGTGTTCCATTGGGAGAACCAGAAGCAGATGTTAAAGCATTTGGAGTAAATCCTATATTTTCATTTCTTGCATCTAATTGGGGATCTATGAAATTGTCTTGTACATAGTCTCCAGATTCTTGTGCAGAAGCAATCATATTTTCTCCTAAAATTTGCCTTTCATTTTCATTTAAAAAATTACCAGTTATTGCTCTTCTAAGAGGACCATATCCTGCAGCTATTCCCAAAAATCCATTTCCAGATCTATCGGATATTACATTTCTACCACCATTAACACCAAATTGATCATCTCCGAAATAAAGTGCTTCTGCATAATTAATAAAAGTTTTAGTAGCAATATTAGGATCTCTCCAATTACCGCTAGAAAAATTAGCTCCTACTCGATTTCCATAAAGATTGAATTGTTTACTACCCATTTGATACAAACCAAAAGAAGTTAATGGTCCGCTACTACCTCCATTTATATCAGAAGCCCTTCCAGAATTAAAGGAACTTTCTACAGAAGCTAATCTTGTAAAAAAATGTGCCCATTCTTCTCTAGAACCACTTACTATCCCATATCTAGAACCATCCGAAGGAGGCACATTCATCTTATCTACATCAAATTTTGTACCTTTTAAAGAACTCAACACTCTTTCATATTGAGTTTTAAAAGCATCACTCATATTAGAAGTATCTATCCTAGAATAAACAGAATTTATAGACTCTCCGTTTGAACTTGAAGTTAAAGGAGCCGTTACATCACCACCATCATAATCTTCAAACATTGGCAATTCTTCTGGTGGAGCGGTTGTAGGAGTGTTTTCATTTTCTAGCCCTCCTCCAATAGGTGGCAGTGGTTCGTCTTCTGATGGTAAATCTGGCTCAACACTTTCACCATTTTGTGAACCTGGAAATGGAGCAAGGGGAACTGATGGATTTAATCCACCAGTTCCCGTAGGAAGGCTTTCAAGAAAAGTATATCCATCATTATTAACACCTAATCTTCTGGATATAGTATTTGCAGTCATGCCTGTAGATCCACCAAATATAGGAGCAGCAGCTTCTGCCCAAGGTAAAAGTTGTTTTAATTTTGTAACTATTTTATCACCCAGATCCAGAGGACTTCTAATTGCAAAATCTTCTAATCTGTTATTCCAATCTGAAAATAATGTATTACTTAAATGTGGAATAAAAACCTGAACTCTTTTTCTTTCTTCAGGATCTTCGTTATTTATAACTATTCCCAAATAATTTCCGTATATTGGTTCCATTTTACTGAGTTATTGCCTGTCCAGCAGCTTTAAGATAGTCTCCAGAAGCTTTTAAATCATCACTTACATTTCCTATAGTATTATTTATTACTCCATTAAAATCTGCTGCTGCGGCTCCTGTCCAGTTGAATATGTTTAAATTAACATCATATATCGGACCACCCAAATTGTTTGGTATAACGTAAGGATAAACCGTAAGTCCTGCTATACTAACACCTGTTTCACCCGTTCTATACCAATCACTTCTATTACCAACAGTTCCAACAGAAGCTAGTATAGGTTGTAAAGGCCCAAGTTGAGCACCAAGTCCAAATCTTTGAATAATTGTGTTAGCTATTTGAAGACCTTCATTATTTGCTACACTTCCAAATCCTACGTTTTGAACCAACTTTCCTAAATATGCTTGTGGAAAATTTTGTATGTTGCTTATAAAATTATAAACTTGATTTGCTTGTTCTGGGAAAAGAGCAGCCAAACCACCAAGAGGATTGTATGCAAAGTTTACACCGAAAGATGCAAAGTTTACTACTGTTTGTATAGAATTTAAAACATTAAATAAGTTGTCTGATCCATTAAAAAGTTGAGCAAAAAAACCTATATCATCTAATACGGTTTGTACTGTACTCAAAACTAAACATATTAAATCTAAAGGTATTATTTGTTCGATAACACTTACAATATATTGTTGAACCATTCTTGCTATATTATTAATCCATATGAATACTTGATTTATAAGTTGTGTCATTCCTTGGTATATTTCTACTATAGCCTGATAAAAAGCCGTAACAGCACCCGTTACAAACCACATAGCTTGTGTAATACCTCCAAATGCATCAGACGGAAGTGAAAGATACGACCTAGTTCTAATAAAATTGCAAAAATTTTCAATTTCATTCACCATATTTGGATGAATACTGTTTAAAAGATCAGCCCCAAAGCATGGAGCATTGACACCTGGACCCGTCACCACATTCAAATCATTATGTGCAGTCAATCTGCTAAAATCTCCTTGCGATCCAACATTTTCAAGTTCGTTTTTTTGACCTGCTGGAGTATTTTTTAATGCATTTTGTAGTTTGTTTTCTTTTATATACTTGTCTACAAACCAATCGTATAAATCTGGAGTGATTGTAACGCCATCAGAACCAGATATTGCAAAATTATTGTTGATTGCATCATATCCATAGTTTAAAATATATAAAAGTGCAGCATATAAATTTTCATTTGGCATACAGATGTTGTGTATTTTTTCCAAAATACCTCCGCGAGCAGCACTTAACCCAGTTCCTCTTTCTAATTCTACTATTATTAATGCACTTGTGAATGTTTTTGTCGTTGAAGTTGCCATATAAAAGTGTTATTATAATAACTTATGCTTAAAAACGTTTTTTTCACCCCTATTGGCATATCTGGAGCAGCTTTAGTGGGCAAAGATACCCTTTGTAATGAAGTTATATCAATTTTTGAAAAAAAATTTGATATAAAATCCAAAAGACACTCTATAGCAGGTGATTTTATTAAAAAAGATCTTAAAAACATGATTTTAAAGAATTTAAAATTAAAAATAGATCCAAATTCACCAAAGGAAAAGGAAATAATGAGACCTTTGATGGTAGAATATGGAAGATATATGAGAAAAAAGACTAAAGGTAGATATTTTATAGAAAAATTAAATGAAAATAAACAATTTGGTAAAGGTTATGTTCCAATTATCACTGATATAAGATATACTGAATATCCAAAAGATGAATTATACTGGTTGAAAAGAGAAAAAAATGGAATTTTAATCTTTTTAGAAAGAAAAGGCATCAAAGATGCCAATGAATTTGAGAAAAAAAACAATATAATTCTTAAAAATAATGCTGATTTTCATATAAATGTTCCAAACTTTAAAAATATCTCGGAATATTCTGTTTATATGAAGGATATAGTTTTAAATATAGTAGAAAGTTATACTTTACCACTTACCAATAGGACATCTTTCGGCTCTTAAATATGTTTTAATTGCCATATAACATCCACATTTTCCACATCTTTCTGATTGTTTATTGTAAAATTCACAACCATTGCAAATAGACAACCTAGAATTTGCTTCTTCAGTGGAAACTTTTAAATTATTTCCTGCAGCAACACTTTGAACGTTTCTAACAACACTTCCTCCAAAGTTCTTAACAACAGTTGGTAAAGATGGCATTTGAGGTTTGTTAGACCTTTGCATTCTTTCTATTCTGTTGTTTTGTAAAGCTTTTTTTAAAGAATTTATATCCATATATTAAAAATTTTCATCATTTTCATCAAACCATTTGTTAAATAAATCTATTTTTGTGCATATTACATCCGTAGTATATGTATCTCTTGTGAAAAAATGCACAACTTTATTTATCATCCACTGTCCTAAAAATCTATCATCAAATGGATTTTTATCTTCGGTTGAAACGTCCCTATCAACAAATATAAATTTTCCAGGAGATCTTAAAGTCAATCCCGGTGATTTAAAATAAAGAGCTTGATTTAAAAACACAAAATCCTTTGCCATAGAAATATATGACAAATCTTTAGGATAAAAAGTCTGGGGTATTAGAGAATTTATAACCATTAATCCACTTTGTTTTGTTTTGTTGATATTAAAGAGAAGTTGAGCATCTCCTCCTTGTGATTTATTTTTAAAACTATACAAACCATCTTGAACAGTTTCTTTCATTTTTTTCAAAAAATTTTCTGCACTGTTTGAAGTAAAATTTACGTTAAATTGTCCGTTTGCAAAGTCGTAATTATGTGTTGGTTTATTAGTTATATTCAAATCATCTACAGATACCATTGGAGAAAATTTATAATTTGTTATTTTAGAAGCTACTCCAGATTGAAAATTTTTAATAAGAGAAGAATCGGAAAAAGGTGCTCTATTCATATACGGAGGAGCACCATAAGGATCTTGATTGTCTTGTATTACTATTCTTTCTATCTGAGAGTCTTCTGCATTTTCTATATATTTCTTTAATGAAACCAAGGAAAATTTTTTACCTTCAGGTCTATCGTATCTATCCAATCTTAAAAAAGCAGGAGACCCATCTTCTGCTTTAAATAAGCTATAGGCGTAATTTATATCATCCAAAGCACAAGAATTTGAAGGTGATGTATATAAAATTAAACCTTCTTCACCAGAAAATCCCCTATCCCAATTTTCTTCGTCAAACAAATCCATTCTTTGTTGTATATTTTCATTCGGAATTCTAAAATCTAAAGGAGTGGAA